TCATTACCCACATTTGTCACTTGATGCCATTCGTAGGGTATTATACTAAAGTGTTGACCAGAAGTCAAGTAGTCGTATGTATAATTCTCTAACCTACCTTTGCTGGTTTTAATCATTGCCATACCATTTACGATATGCCAGATTTCTCCACGATAAAAATGTCTTTGGTAACTAATACTTTTACCAATATCAATATTCAATATTTTTACCTTAGCAGTTTGTTCCTCGTGAATAACTTTATAGTCACCCCAAGCTCTTTCTACATTGTTTACCAAACTACTAGAATAAGTTTTATCTCCACCAACACCAAAAACAAATTCTAAATGAGCATGAGAAAACTTTTCTCGCAGTTCCATCTCTGGAATATTATCTTCTGTCCTGTCACCACCATTCACAAATAAAAACTTGTGGTCTATTCCCCATGTGCCTAATGCTTTTTCTATAAAGTCTTTGGCAGTATCGTCATCATCATTGAAAGGAACTACATGGTCAACACATTCTAATTCCATCAACATATCCATTCTGTCCCATTGTGACATGAACGGTGACCCCTTCTTTCTAGTTAACCACGCATCGCTATTGAGACCTACCGATAGATGGTCACCCATCTTCTTAGCTTCTTTCAATAGGTCAAGGTGTCCCTTATGTAGTGGGTCAAATCCACCAGATACTAAAACAATTTTGCTCATAATATACCTCTTAAAGATGCCCCACCACCAGATATGTTTCTCGCGTTGTGTAGAACTTCTTCATATGTGAAGTGGGGTTGTTCAATTTCAAACTTCGGATTGGATGTTTTGTCAAACCATTTTAGATTGTGGTCTTTGGGGTATACCCTAGTCCATTCCATATTTGATTTTTTTAATAATTTTTTTGCCTTCTTATTCAGCGGAAAGATATATCTAAACATATATCCCTCTATTTTTTTGATTCCCTTCTCTTTCATAAAGTCTGAAGTCAACCAAAAAATCCTGTCTTTGCCAGAGAACCTTGCGTTCTCTTCGCATAATTTTCTTGTAGCTCTCGGATGAACCTTCTCTCCATTTATCTCATATACTTGAGTGAAGTATTGTCCACCATAAAGAAAATTACTTGCCTGATATACATATCCACATTTACCCATGATACCATCTGCCATTGTATAAAGGAACGATACCTCTGGTGTATTTTCCTTTATCCATTTTATTGATTGAGATATCATTTGTGATTCGGAGTTGGTTGGCATTTCATCTGTCATGCACATCTTACCAATCTCCCAATAATCTTTTGACTCCAGACCAGTAAACATTTTATTGATTGTCTGTCTAGGTTGAGTTCCCCAGCCTAGAGTCAATACACCTACTAATTCACCATTGAGAAAACATCCTAGATAATGCTTTGTTAGTTTAGGCATCATCGGTGAATAATGATGCGTCTGTATAAAATCGATTGCGAGTTCCTTCGATAAAGGTTTTAAATCATAATCAACTTTATGCAAATGTTTCGTCTGTTCCAGCACCATCTTGAAGATTTAACTCATATTGTTGTCCTACAGGACTTTCAGTTTGAATGTAATTCATCATGGTCAGTGGGTCAGATACTTCATATGGGTCAGCAGGACAATCGTCTTCACATCCTTCCTCGACAAATGCTACTTCCACAACCCCATCATTGACAAGGACTGAATATCTCCAAGACCTTGGCCCAAATCCTAAGTTGTCTTTCTTCACCAAAGCACCAATAGCTTCTGTAAAGAAACCACTTCCATCTGGAATTAGTTTTACATTATCAATGTCTAACCAATCACCCCATTTGTTCATAACAAAACTATCATTAACAGACAGGCAGTATACTTCATCAATACCATTTCTTTTGAACAACTCATAGTTGTTATCATAATCTGGTAATTGATATGTTGAACATGTTGGAGTAAATGCGCCAGGCAAAGCAAACAGTACAACCCTCTTGTCCTTGAACAAGTCACTTGAGTTAACTAGTTGCCACTGATATGGATTTTCATCACCAGCCTCTACCATTTTTTCATCCCTTACCCTCATGTGGAAAGTGATGTCTTCTGGTAACTTTTGACCAACTTCAATCTTCATTTACTTTTCTCCTTAATCTTTTCTTTTTCATGAGCCAACCAATTGTATATTCTTTTGGTTAACCACAACTGAAATTTTCTAATAAAATTACCTCTCGGCATTAACCATCCCGCCATGAAAGATAATATCATTCCATAAACGGCAATCATTCCTTCAACCCAAGCCATTAAATATTTGAACTCGGTTCTAGTGCCAAAAAGTAAGTTCTTTTTGAATTTGAAAACTTAAAAGCTTTCTTCTGACTAACAGTAACCTCATAATCATCTGCGATTACTTTTAGATTCTCTATACTAAGTCTAGCATCGAATTGTACATTCGCCTGACCAATGTCTGTGGTGAATGAATTACTCTTAGGAGTATTCGGGTCACCAACACTCATTGTTACACCACCAGTATTAGAAACAACACTAAGAGTAGGTGCAGAGATTACACTTGCTGCCCTATAGATAGTATTGAGTTGTTCTTTGGTGATGTTGAACTGATAGAAATTATCAAGTTCAATTTCTTTGTCTGGTGCGGCCACAATAATAGATGGTTCTGCATAGTAGAATTTAAATCTACCAGCCCCAGACTTACAGGTTAGATATTCATCTGAAAATTCTATCTCAGTATCATCACTCATGGTGACCAGAGATAAGAATTGATTCAAATCATAGATTGCGAACTCCTGTGGGAAGCTCTCTTCGATTGTGCCCTTTGCAAGAATTGACTTAGAAGCGGACACGGTTGACAAACTACTACCTTCCTTAACCAAAAGATTTGTGTTAATGGTGGCGTAGTTTTTCAACAACTCCAAAGTTGTTTTAGATAGTTTCATAATATACCTCAATCAAATTAAACATCATATAATAACATTTGTTAGGGGCAAATGTCAACCCCTTATTTTACTTTAGACTTCTGCTCCGCCTGCTGGAGTCTCAGCGCCAGTCATACTGTTAGCAGATAAGTAATCCAAGTAAGCTGTTTCCTGTAAATGGGCAGTGCCATTGTAAGGAGCAGCTGCAAACAGGGCAGTCCTATCAACTACAAATGCATCGTAAGCTGCTTCATCAGCAAAATCTAATTCCCATTTAAAAGAAAGATTATCTTCTGCCACAGTCAAAGTAACAGTTACATCACTTCTCGCGTCAAGCCAGTTTCTAAAATGTGTCGCATTAGTCTCAAATCCAGCATCAGCGGTTTCATAAAAGAAATACCAATCTGCCGATGTGTCTGGTCGAGTACTAGTGTAAGTTAATCTATATGCCATTGTTCATTCCTCTAATTTATTTCTTACTCTCTTATTTATAATAAAGTTGTCGGGAACTTGATACTTCTTGTGAGAGAGTAAGAGAGAGGCGTATCAAGCCCCGACTGCCCGCTGGGGGCAAACTGGTTAATCGTGCTCCAAATCGTGTACATGGAGGGCGATGATTGCATAGTGCAATACTTTCATTAAATCTTTGCGGTTATAACCGTCTTTCTTGCCATATCTCTGAGCATACTTCAAAATATTACCGATACAAAACCCTTCACCATGGCCACCATCAATAATAAACTCGGTTGCCTGAAAACTGTTTTGTGAATAATGTTCACCATAAGTGTTATCAATATAAGATTGGAGCTCTTTGATAAGAGCTCCTTCATTATACTTATAGTCTGGACTAGAAGTCATAAGTGTCATTCCCCTCAGAAGTTTCTTCAGTAGAACCATCGGTAGGAGTGTCCATCAACTCTTCAACAGAGGCACCAGCATCAACCTTAGTGTAAAGGTCAATGAAGGCAGTCTTGGTGTCGGTATCAAACCTATTGACACACAACTGAATTGCCTTGAGTCTATCAGAGAACATGGCATATGCCTTGACAATGTGTTCCAATCTTCTGGTAGAAACCAACTCATCGATTCCACCTTCATAGAAAGTCTTTCTGATTATGTCAGCCCACATGACCAACTTGTCAGCGAAGTCTTCATCGACACACTCAGCGACACCCATCTTGTTCATAATGATTTTTTTCTCTTGAACACTAGATGGATATTCTTGTTCAACCGTGATAGCAAACCTTTCTAGGAACGCCTCATCAAGAACTTGAGCACCCATGAACTTACCGTCATCGGAACCTTGACCCTTAGTGTTCGCAGTAGCAATCACATTGAAACCAGTAGCAGGCGTGATGACCTCACCAGACTTTTTATTGAAGTAAGGTTTCCCTTCAAGGATTGCCTGAAGGCACATCAACTTGTTAGAACCCCTATCAATCTCATCTAGGATAAGAATCGCGCCTCTCTTCATGGCAGTCAGCACAGGGCCTTCCCTGTAAACCACATTACCATCCACGAGAGTGTTGCCACCAATCAAGTCATCTTCATCGGTCTCGATAGAGATGTTAACCCTAATCGCTTCTTTCTTGAGTTTGGCGCAAACTTGTTCCACCATCATAGTCTTACCGTTACCAGAGAGACCACAAATAAAAGTCGGATAGAACATACCAGACTTGATGATGTTCACCAAATCTTTATGAAACCCGAATGGGACATAAGTACTATCTGAATCTGGAATTAAGTTTTCGATTTCCACAGCAAGTTTAGCCTGTTTGACTACCTTGGCCTGTGATTGAATCGTAGCAATCGGTTCCAAGGTAGATACCGCTTCTTCAAGGGCAGGCGCCTCATCGGCGACAGGTTTGATGGCGGTATTACCTATTGACAACAAAGTTGCCATGTTTGGTGAAAATTGGTTCCTACCAACTTTACACTCTTTAAAAAACCACATGGGATTTTTCAATCCCTTGGACTTTGCA